CGGTAGATCACGCCCCAGTCGCGGAGCCAGCGGGCGGCGGCGGCACCGAAGGAGCCATCGCTCCAGCCGCCGACGGGCTGCGACCCGTCGTAGCCTTCGGGGTTGCTTCGCCTCGCCTCGACGCGGGATCCGCCATACAGTGGCTCGGTCGCGGGCATCAGCGGCGGCTCGGCTAGTTCGCCGATTTCCCACGACACCGCCTCGGCACAATACACGGCGTGCATCGCGCCCCACGCGACGCAGCTGCCGTTCAGTTGCTTACCAACAACGAAGTCCGTGCCGTAGCGGGCACGGTGAGCCTTGAACATGGCACGATAGAGGAACGTGTCCATGTTCTTCGCCTTGGCCATAGCCTCGGCCCCAGCCTGCCGGAACATCGGCTGCGGAAGCTCGGCCATGAACTCGGCCACGCCTTCCGGGTTGGGCACGTACCCGTAGTTGCCGTCATCGCCCCCAACTGGCCCGTCAGGAACTCGCCACGCTTCAAGGGCCACGGCGAGGCCCAGCCCGAGGAGCAGGGCGGCGGTAAAGATTTGCCACTTGGCTTTCGCGGACGAGCTCATCGGGCAGCGGCCTCCGCGGCTCGGCCCACTTCGCGATAGGCGGCGACCCATCGGGCTCGCTGCTCAGGTGTGAGCGGCCCGCCCGAGGTGCCCGCGGCGGCGTTAAGAAACTCCTCGATCGCGGCCCGTGCTCGAGGATGCTTCTCGCCCAGCGACTGGCCCTTCACCAAGAGGAGCCGGGTCCGCACTCGCAACTCGTCGAAAGCGACGCCCGTCTTGATCAGCGGCTCGGGCTGCATGGCGTCCCACTCGATCTCGGCCGCGAGCTCGTTGCACAGAGCGGCCGTCGTGGCCGCGTCGGCTGCGGCGTCAGGCCCGACGAACGTGCCCCGCAAATCGAGCCTGGTGGCGTCTGGCGTGGGTGTGGGCTGCGGGCTGGCCGGCGAGCGGCTGGCGTAGGAGATCAGGGCAGCGGCCCCGAGGGCGATCGCGGCGTAGTGCCGGCGGTCGAGCCGCTCGACCAGGTGGGCGTGCTCCTGGATCCACGGCCACGCCAGCGCGACGGCAGCGGCCAGCAACAGGGCGGCGGTGATCATATGGCGGCCTTTCGCACGAGGGGCAGGAGCGACTCGATGGCACCGGCCGCGGCGAGAAGCACGAGTTGCCGGATCGTCGGGCGAACGATGAGCCAGACGGGCCACGCCAGCGTGGGCACGGCCTTGTCGGCCACGGCATCAAAGAGCAGGCCAACGGCTTCAAGAGCCCACGCCTTCTTTGCGGCCCCGCTTTCGGGCAGCGAGTCGAGCGCCGCCATGACCGTCTTCAGGAGGGCGACGGTGAGCTCGCCAAACTCGGCGACCGTGATGCCGTCGGCTGCGGCAGAGCGGGCCGTTGCGATAAACGCGGCGACCTTGTCGGCCACCGTGTAGAGGTTGCTGGCCACGGTGATCGGTGCAGACGAGATCATGCCTTCACTCCTACGACGTACAGTTCCACGTCAGCCGCGGCGGCTCCGTTGTTCGTGATCGCGATCACCTTGTCGCTCGCCGTCGTCGCGTAGCCCGCCTTCGGGTGCGAGACGTAGAGCACGCCGTCGGGGCCGACCGTCGTCGCGCCGGCCGCGAGGGCCGTCCAGCGGTTCGAGGTCGTGCCACCGACCGACAGGCTCGCCGCCGTCGAGCGGTTCTTCACTAGTAGTGTCTTGACCTTGGCAAGCGACAGCGTCCCGGTGCCGCCCATGATGTTGAGCGTGAGCGCCCGCAGATCGACGGTCGCGGTGCCGCCAGCCGCGATGGTGATCACGTCCTTGAAGTAGCCGTTGGCCTGGTCGTCGCCCGTGCCGTCAACAAGCGTGAACGCTAGGTTGGCCGTCGCCGTGTCGGTGACGGTGGTCGTATTCAGTTCGTCGGTCCACCGCGGGACGATCCGCAGGGAACCGGTGAGCGAGAAACTAGCTGCCACTGCCGCTGCCTCCCGCTGCCGTCGAGGTGCCGAACAAATACAGTTCGTAGGTGACCGCGGCCCCGTTGGGATTCGCGATGCGGATCACGCTATTGGCCTCGGTGACCTCCCACGAGTCGGTCTGATTCACGGAAAACCACTCCGAGCCGGGGCCGACCTCGGCCGCGTAAACGACGGTCGGTCGCCCGGGATCCACGCCAACCAGGAGCCGACGGCCCGGCGTCGTCGTGGTGTTCGCCACGCGGATGGCCCGCAGCTGCCGGAAGGTGAACGGCACCGTCACGCCGAGCGACTGCTGCGTGAGGTTGAGCAGGTCGAACGACTCGATGGAGTTGGCCGGGATCGTGCGGGCATCGGCAAACACGAGATCCGCCTCGCCCGGCCCGTCGCCGTCGGTGATTGTGTAGGAGCCCGACACGGTCTTGCGGTTCGTGATCGACCCGACCTCTTGCGTGTCGAGCCGCGTCCACGAGAGCGTCGTGCGGATCGTGCCGGTCAGTGCGTCCGTGAGCGTCTCAGCCATTGACGAGCCCCGCGTTGATGGCCTGAAGGAGGGCGGCCGGCTTTACGCCCGCGCGAAACGCGGCGAGCTCGATGTCCGCCTTGGAATGCCTGGCGGGGCGCTTGCTCGTCACCTTGCCCCAGAACTGCTGCTGTGGCGTGTAGTTCGCCGCAATCGACGTGATGTCGCCCGGGGCCGCGATCGGCTCGCGGCCGTCTGCACCGCCTCGGCGAAAGTGGGCGTGAGCGATCACGCCCCTAGGGTCGCCGCCAGAGGGGGGCAAAACGGAGGGGCTATGGATGGCGACACTCGGCCCGGCAGGCGGCGTAGCCGGCAGCGTCGATGTCGTTATCGGGATGGTCGTCGGGGCCTCTGCTGCGAGCGATCTTGTCCAGCTGCATGATCGTCGCCCAGTCCTCGGGGCGGAACGAAGTCCCGAAGGCGGCGTTGACCAGGGCGACCGTGACGCGGAAGTGTTCCAGCGGCGGCCCGTACTTCTTCCGGCGGTCTCGGACGGCGGCAGCGGCATCGAGGAGCAGCCGCTCCGACGGGCTCACGTCGTCGGCCTTTGGGAGCGTGTGCGTCCTCCACCCAGCCGGCACGTCGGGAGTGACAGCCCGCAGGCTATCGCCACGCAGTCGCTGCCCTTCGAGCTCGCGGTGCCCGCGAAGAATCCAGTCGTCGGGAATGCTGGGCGTGTCAGAGTCGGCGGCGTCGCTGGGCACCGGATCGACGGTCGTGTCGAAGCACCGAGCCGCGGCTTCCTGCGCCGGCTTGCATCCGGCCAAAGAAGCGGCCATCGGCGTGTAGCCTCGATGCTTCGGATCGGCGGGATCGGTCGCTTCCATGCGGGCGGCAACGGCCTCGCGAAGGGTTTGGTTGTCGGCTTCCAACTGGTCGAACGCTGCGGTCATAGCTTTCCTTTCGTGGATCAATCGAAGGACATCGGCGGCGAGCGTGCCGCTGGTGCCCGTGTACGCACCGGAGAATCGACGAGCCCGGTGCTCTGCTGCCGTTATGTAGTCAGCGTCAAGCACGAGCGGCACCGGCGACGAGCATGCCGGCGAGTCCGCCGCCGGGGGCGTAGAACCACGTCTCCATCGCCTGCCGTGATCCGAGGTAGCCTTCCTGCGAATGCCAGTCATCGGGCGGGCACAGAGCCGGTGCGATCCGCACGACCACGCCGTCAACCGTGTCGATGCCGTCCGTGTCGATCACTCGCCGCATGCGCGCCGCTTGCTTGTGAAGGTGGCCCGTGTGGAACTCGCGATAGCGGCAGCGGCTCCAGGCGTCGGGCACCTCCAGTGCCATGAGCGACGGCAGCTTGCCGCGAGCCTTGTCGCCGTGAGCGAATCCGATGAGGTTGCCGGCGTGCTCCAGGTACTGCCTGTGCGTGTAGGTTTCGTGGATCGTCACCCGCTTGTCGGCCTTGAAGTGCGTGGCCAATAGCAGGCGAAACCACGCGGTCATCGTCTCATCGTGATTGCCCGGGACGCAGACCACGTCGGTTGGGCAGGTCTCCGCAGACCGATCGACGAGGTAGGTGGCTGCGGCCGTCCCGGTCTCGATCATCTTTTCGAGGCGGCCGTCACGCTCTAGCTGCGTGCCGCGCGTCGTCTTCGCGTCGGGCGTGTCGTAGTGATACACGTCGCCAAGGAAGGCAATCGTCCGCCGGGCTGGCTCTTGACGGTCGCCAGCGTCGATGAGCCGCAGCCCGGCGTCTCGCACCAGGCGGTCGGCATGATCGAGGTCGTAGTCGTCGCCGCCCGTCGTCTTGCCCCAGGCGTATTTGCCGAAATGCGGATCTGCCACGACGAGCACCTGCCAGACGCCGTCACGTTTGGCCTTCGCTGCCTTGGCCTTGGGCTTGCCGATGCGGCCCGAGGCAGCGGCTCCCGCGATCATCGCCTCGACCGCCTCGCGGATGCCCGGCCCGGCCTTCGGGCGTAGCCGAACGTGCACGCGGTGTAGCTCAGTGACAACCGGCTCGCCCGTCTCGCGGTCTGCGGTCAGCCCTTCCCACTTGGTCGCCTCGCTGGTGGCAATCTCAAACTTGGTCAGGTCGGCCTCGATGTGCCGCAGCAGATCCTCGACGGTGCGGATGCGAGCCGAAACGCTCTTCACTTCCAGGCCGTCGGCGGTCTCCTTTTTGGAAACCTCTTCGATGGTCAGGCCTTTGTCGCCGTTGATCTGGGCGGCAACCTCCGCGACTACGCTCTTTCGAGCCATGCGAGCACCCCCTGAAATTGGACGGCGGCAATGCCGCGATCTTTCAGCGTCCGTGCGATCGCCTCGGCCGCCGGCTTCTTTTGCTTGCCGAACCGGCCCGCAAGGTAGGCGTCTTTGATCTGCCGCAGCGTGTCGGCGTGCTCGGGGGCGATCCGCTGATACCACGCCTGTGACTGCCGCTCGCTAATGTTGCCGAGCACCTCGTCGATGATGTCGCCTTTGGCCTTGCCCACGCGTCACTCCTCATGGTCGTCGGGCTGCCGGAACCCCTCGGCATCGAGCACGCCCGACAGGGTCTCGGAAAACTCCGCGACGGCTTCCTCGCTCAGGTCTGGCCACCGGGCGTGAATCAACTCATGAAGCAGGGTATCTAAGAGGTCAACGCCGTGGAGCGTGTCGGCGATGCGGATCGTCTTGGCGTTGTAGTCGCACTGGCCGTCGTCGTTACGAAGTCGCTTGCGGAGGATCTTCCACCGCTGGTCGCCAACGTAGACCGTCCGCTGCTTGCGTTGGCGGCGAGGCATCGCGCTACCCTGCGAGCCGGCGGTCGTATTCGGCCTTGGCGTCCGGTGCGAACCGGCGATTGATCAGCGACTTGATGATCGCACCGTTGGCAAGCTCGGCCTTGCCCTGGCAGGCGTGCTGGAAGACGAGGTTGCCGTCGCTGTCGTGCTGGCAAATGGCAGGATGCCGCCAGACGGGATTGCGCGGCGGCAGGTGGTAGCGGTGCCCGCAGAGGTGCCACGCTAGGAGGAACGTGTCCTTGTCGCCGTACACGAACTGGTAGACCTCGTCGCTCCAGTCGTTCAGGCAGAGGGCCACGTCGAGGGCGGCGTAATGCTTGCGGCGATCCACGAGGATCTGGCCCGACTCGAACGGCCGCGCCCCGGGCACGGGCTCCAGGCCCACGGCCCGCCACGCGCCCTCGGGCACCCACTGGCCACGCTCACGGCTGGGCGGCAAGTCGGCCCAGAACATCGCGCCGGCCCGTTCGTAGTTCTTGTCGTGAAACAGGTAGGTCGGGTTGGTGACCGGCACGTTGTCGGCGTCGATCAGCAGGGCCTCGGCGAAGCCCGTGTGAGCGAGGGCGAACGACTTGAGCCACCACCCCGAGTGCTGGGCGGATCGGCCCGCCACGGCCCGCGTAGCGATCCCACGCTCGCGACAGAACTGGCCAACGTCCACCAGCCGCACGCCGGGCTCGGGGGCGAACACGCCGCGGATCGCGTCGGGCATCTCGTGCGAGAAGTGCCAGAGCTCGACGGGCAGCCGGCAGCCGAGGCCGCGGAGGGCGGTGATCAGGTGGAACGCCAGACGGCTGTAGAGGTCGCCGCCGGCCACGATGACCACGCCGCGGAGCTCGCGGATCGGCGGCACCAGGAGCGGCGGGTGGTCGAGCCGGTCGGCGAGGGCCAGGCGAAAGGGGGACATGCCGCTAGGGTACGGGGCGTGTCGAGCCGGCCGCAGGGGGTGGAAGGCCTACGTCTTCCGAATCCGCCAATACCACGTCCGCGTGCCGTCTGGTATTCCAGCCGCCCGAATCATCACGTCCTCGCCTTCCGCCAGCTGCTCCTCTTGGAACTTGTTGAGCACGAGCACGTCGGAGATGTCGGCGCAAAACTGGTGCGTGACACTGCGAGAATCGGCCTCCGTGGCGTCTTCAAGCTTT